GTTTAGATAAGCAAGGTGCGATTGAAGAAAACGTACTTTTCTTGAACAGACAGTTTGGATTTGACATTGATGACATGTTAGCTGAACTTAATGGTTCTGCTCAAGGTGGAGGCGCTAATGGTACTTCTTATGGTCTATTTGATAATGACATGGAAATGGCATTAAATCTTGGATTCACTGGATTCCGTAGAGGATATGACTTCTACAAGTCTGACTGGAAATACCTAAACGACCCAACAATGCGTGGTGGTTTAACTGGAACTGGAGCTGTAAATGGTTTATTAGTACCAGCAGGTTCAACTACTGTTTACGACCAAATCCTTGGAAAGAATGCTAAGCGTCCTTTCTTACATGTACGATACAGAGCTTCAGAAACTGAAGACAGAAAGTACAAGACTTGGATTACAGGTTCAGCTGGTGGTGCAGCAACATCTGATTTAGATGCTATGGAAGTAAACTTCCTATCTGAAAGATGTGTATGTACTATGGGTGCAAACAACTTTGTGATTTTCCAATCATAAATTAAATATGTAATTATTACCCTCGTTATTGTGACGAGGGTAATTATTACTTTTATTAAATCTAAATTATAATTAAATGAAAAAAAATGTATTGGTCAATAAGACCTATAAACTTACCAAAGACGCAGCGCCACTTTCTTTTATGCTGCCAACTAGAAACTCAAGAAGATATCCTTTAATGCACTTTGATGAAGGTAAAGGAACTAACAGAGCTTTACGCTATGCAAGAAACCAGAAAAGCCCATTTGAAGATGAGCAGGATGGTAATGCTATTATAGAGCCAATTGTTTTTGAAGATGGATTTTTATCTGTACCAAGAACAAATCCAACCCTTCAGGAATTCTTACATTATCACCCAATGAATGGAAGCAAGTTCGTTGAGGTTAATACTGAGAAAGATGCTCAGAAAGAAATGGATGTTTTAAATTCTAGAGTAGACGCTCTTATAGAAGCACGTCAATTAGACATTGACCAAGTAGAAGCTTTAGCTAGAGTTTTATTTAACACAGATGTTTCTAGAACCACCTCTTCTGAATTAAGAAGAGATATATTAATATACGCAGAGCAAGAACCAGATTTTTTCTTGCGAGCTGTAAAAGACCCTGGGTTAAAATTAAACTCTAAAGTCCAGGAGTTTTTCGCTCATAAGGTATTAATATTTAAAAATAACAAGAAGGATGTATACTTTAATACAGATAAGAATAAAAAGAGAATGGTAAACATTCCTTTTGGAGAAGACCCATTTTACGTAGTAGCAGGGTATCTTCAATCTGACGAAGGTATTGAAATATTAAAATTTCTTGAAAAAAACTTGGATAACAAGAAATAATTATTACTTTTGCAATAGAAGTGTTCATAATAATAAAGGAGCTGATTACTCCGACCAACCAAGAAGAGGCTGCAGAAATGCATCCTCTTTTTTTTTGCTTATCTTTGTAGTAAATAAATTAACAGATGAGCATAATAAATTCAGTACGAGAAACTGTACTGTCAGTTCTTAATAAAAACAACTATGGGTATATAACTCCTAGTGATTTTAATTTATATGCCAAGCAAGCACAGCTAGATATTTTTGAAGATTATTTTTATCAATATAATTATCAGATAACTAAAGAGAATGCTAGGCAATCAGGAGTGGGATTGGCAGATATAAAAAAAATATATCAAGACGCTATAGAAATATTTTCAGAGCAAGAAACTCTTGTGCCTGTATATCTAAATGGAGCTAGTGAGGTTATTGTTTCTCCGTCTGCAACATCGACTTATAGTGTGCCAACAATAGCCACAACAGGTTCTGATTATTATTTAATAAATAAAGTTTTATTACTTACAAAATACTTAGTCGCTAACAGCACAAACACATTATCGTTTACACAAGAGTTAGTTGATAATACTAAAAACTTTTTTGCATTAGGAGTTCAGCCAGGCGATGTTGTTGTTAATTTAACCACAGGAGAATCAACAAGTGTAAGATATCTAAATCCACCAAATACTAACACATTATTATTGGAGGATAATATATTCCCAAACGCAGGTGTATCTTATACTATTTTAAGTACAAGACAAGGTGTTAATGAATGTGAAAAAGTAACGAATAAAAAGATTACACAACTTAACATGTCTAACTTAACTAAGCCTACAGAATTATTTCCAGCTTATTCTCAGAGTAGACAATTAATACAGGTATATCCTGAAAACTTTCAATGGGGTTTAAATGTAATTAATTCTGGAGAAACATCAGCTGGTAGAATACTATGCCAGTATATAAGGTATCCTAAAGACCCTAAGTGGACTTACGCTCAGTTAGTTGGAGGCGAACCTTCATTTAATCAATCAAACGCTTTGTATCAAGACTTTGAGCTGCCTTTAGAAGAAGAACCAACATTAGTAAATAAAATATTACAATATGCTGGAATGTCAATTAGAGAAGTAGAAGCTATTCAATTTGGCCAATCAATGGATATGAGAGAAGAACAAAAAGAAAAATAATGGCATACTTAACAGAATATCAATATTACGAAAATACAGGAAACCCTCATACAGAAGATGCTAACTGGGGTTCATATCAATATGTAAGTTTATATGACATAGTTAATAATTTTATGTTGATGTATTCTGGCAACCATAGTTTAGTTAATAACGAAGAAAGGTATAGAATTTTATTTCATGCGAAGAGAGCTATACAAGAACTAAATTATGACGCATTTAAAGAGCTTAAGATTTTAGAGCTAGAAGTATGTGATACACTAAGATTTGTTTTACCTCCAGATTATGTAAATTGGGTGAGAATATCTTTATATAAAGACGGAGTTCTTAGACCGCTTACTGAAAATATTCAAACCAATTGGAGTGATGCATACCTTCAAGATAATACTTGTAGGATTTTATTTGACCATGATGGAAACATTTTGAAGCCATCTACATCAACGATTGACCTGCAAAGGATAGAAGGTACTAAAAAAAGTATTTACCTTAACGAGCAAAGCCCTTATAACAATAGAGAGGGGTATTGTGTAGATGGTAATTGGTATTTTGATTACGGTATAGGAGCTCAGTACGGATTAAATACAGAGACTGCAAACTTTAATCCTACATTTAAAATAAATAAAAAAGCAGGAGTTATTAACTTCAGTTCAGATATGGCAGGTGAGTTCTGTATTTTAGAATATGTATCAGATGGAATGGAGGCTGGAGATGACTCTCAAATAAGTGTCAATAAATTATTTGAAGAATATGTTTACGCTTATATTCAATTTGCTATATTAAATGCCAAGTTAGGTGTACAAGAATATGTTGTAGCTAGAGCAAGAAAAAGAAGCTCTGCGTTACTAAGAAACGCTAAACTTAGAATTAGTAATATACATCCTGGTCGTTTGATTCAAAACATCAGAGGTATGGATAAGTGGATTAAATAAGCATGGCAGAAACTACTAGAAATTTTATCGCAGGTCGAATGAACAAAAGCGTTGATGAACGCTTGATTCCTAATGGTGAGTATGTTGATGCTTTGAATATTAGGCTAGGCTCTACTGAGGAATCTGAGGTTGGTTCGGTTGAAAATACAAAAGGGAATAATAAACTAACTAGTTTAAGTTATAATGGAGTTCCTTTAAGCGACCAAGCTAAATGTATTGGTGCGTATGAAGATGGACAAAGAGAAACGCTGTATTGGTTTGTTCATGACCCAGCTAATCTCGTTGGGATAGTAGATATGGTCGTGTCATATAATGTTCAATTAAACTTACTAACGTATCACGTCATTACAGTAGGTGCTCTAGAGACAGTGCTAAACTTTAATGATGATTTCTTAATAACAGGTGTTAATAGAGTTGAAGACTTATTGTTCTGGACAGATAACTACAATCAACCTAGGTTTATAAACATAAAAAGAAACTATGACTCTAACTCGCCTGATTTAGAAGAACAACTTTTGGTTATAAAAAAACCACCTGTTGCAGCTCCATCGTTTGAATTAACTAACCTATCTGGTGAAGAAAACTTTATAGAAGAAAGATTCTTAACTTTTTCTTATAGATATATATATGAGGATGGAGAGAGGTCCGCTTTATCACAGTTTACTGAGCCAGCTTTTATCCCTAAGGGATTTGATTACGCTATAGACACAGGTTTAAATGAAGGAATGACTAATGCTTTTAATAATGTTAAAGTCACATACAACAGTGGAGGGCCTTTAGTAAAAAGTATTGAGGTTGTTTTCGCAGAAACCACATCGAGTGTAATTAAGTCTATAGAAATATTTAACAAACAAAATCTTGGGTATGCAGATAATACAGACTATACTTTAAATTTTAATAACAGCAAGATATTTACTGTAATTTCTCCTACTCAATTAACAAGATTGTTTGACAACGTGCCTTTAAAAGCGCAGGCTCAAACAATAATGGGTAATAGATTAATTTATGGTAACTATGTTGATGGATATGACTTATTAGATTTAAACACAAATCCAATACGTTTAGAATACTATTGCGAGCTTATATCTGAAGTTATAGCTGAGGGTTCAATACCTGATAGAACAGATAGTTTTAACTACACTATAGACACTAATAATAATGTAGTAAACGCTGTAGTATACTATGATTTTACAGATATAGAATTAGTTAATGGTGCTTCTTTAAATTTTGAAATAAGATATAATCATTCTGGATTTACAGGACAACAGCCCTTCCCTACTGAGACCTCTCCGCTTATAACACTTGAATTCACTTTCCTTCTTCCTCAAGATTTTAATAGCGTTTATGAGCTATCAACAGACCCTGCGTTTGTAGAAACCATAGGTACAGCAGCAAGCATCCTTCCTGTATATGACCCAGTTCCAGGAAACGAAACCTCTTGTGATGGAACAACTGTTACAGACGAATTTAATTGTGCACTACCAGCTAACTTAGATAGTTTTTCAAAATTTGAAAGTGGTATAAGTAGTGCTGGTCAACCAATACAAATAATCTCAAGTCCTGGTAGTCAAGAAATAGGTTTTGTTATTCCAGCGATGGCTTATGTAGATGATTTAGCTACACCCACTCAAACTGTTTATGAATATTATACTGTTTCATTTGCAGATTTAACATACCTTGGTATAGGAAACCCTAAGAGTCTTCATAGTGATAGGGATTATGAATTGGGTATTGTTTATATGGATGAGTTTGGTCGCTCTTCTACAGCACTAGTAAGCCCAAACAACTCAATACATGTTGGGTGTTCGGCATCTGATTTACAAAATCAAATACAGGTAGTAATACCACCCTCACAATTAGCGCCTGTATGGGCAGACAGATATAAGATGGTTATAAAGCCAGATTTTGAAGATTATAACACAATTTTTTCAAATGTATTTTTCGATGAGCTGTCAACTTCTTCCACTTACTTTTTATTAGAAGGAGAGAATGCAAGAAAGGTTGAAGAGGGAGATAGGCTTAGGGTAAAAAGAGATACAGGAGGAGCTACCAACCGCTGTCAATACGCCACTGTTCTACAAAAAGAAGCTCAGGTTGAAAATTTCATAGCCGTTGCGGATGGGCAAGGAAACAGTGTTACAGTTCCAGCTGGAACATATATGAAAATTATAG